CGGATCCTAATATATTTTCTATGACACAAAGAATTCAATTAGCTCAAACTCAATTACAATTGTCAATGTCTAATCCTCAAATGCATAATATGTATGAGTCTTACAGAAAAATGTATGAAGCTTTAGGAATTAAAAATATTGATCAAGTTTTACCTCCTCCTCAACCACCAGTTCCAAAAGATCCAGCATTAGAACATATTGATGCAATGGCTATGAAACCTTTTCAAGCTTATCGAAATCAAGATCATAGAGCTCATATTACAGCTCACATGAATTTTATGGCTACTAACTTTGCAAGAAACAACCCACCAATTATGGCTGCTTTAGAAAAGAATATTATGGAGCATATATCCTTGATGGCACAAGAACATATTGAATTAGAATTTGCTCAACAAATTATGGAAGTACAACAACTACAAGCTCAAGGCGCCCAAGGGCCTGAACTTCAACAACAAGTTCAACAACTGAATTTAATGATGGAAGCAAGAAAAGCTGTTTTGATTGCAGAATTTACTGAAGAGTTTATGAAGCAAGAAAAAGAGATTACTTCTATGTTAGATAGCGATCCTTTAGTTAAACTTAAAGCTCAAGAGTTAGATCTTAAAGCTATGGAGAACTATAGGAAACAAACCGAAACTACTGAAAGAGTAAACCTAGATAAAGCTAAATTAGTCCAAAATAGAGAGCTTCAACAAGAAAAAATGGAGCAAAATGAGGACTTAGCTAACCTTAGAGCTGAAACTTCATTAGTTAAACAAGAGATGTCTAATCAAGCTAAAATGCGTTCTGATGTTATGAAAAGAAAAGACGTAAAGACCTTGAAAGGACCTCGAGAATAGTATAACAATTAATTAGGAGAAAAATTATGAGAAATGATTTTGGAACAAGACCTTACAAACCTAGATTTCCTTATGACAGAGAAGGCATGAGAAAAGGCGGATCTGTTAAAAGAAAAAAACAGGGCTATAAAGATAGAGAAGATGAGTCTTTAGGAATGAGAACTGGAAAAGAATCTGGTAAGAAACAATCTATGAAAGATCGTAGAGATGAGTCTTATGGAAAATGGGGAAAGCGTAAGAAAAAATTTGGTCGTTCAAATAAAGTTAACAAGTAAGGAGCAATATGGCTTGGAGAAATATACTTTTAAACCCTGCTAAAACTGCGGGAAGAGCACTAATGAATCTTGGTGGTAGAGCAAACCTATTAGAAGAAGTAGGTCGTATCGATGCTGAGAGAATGAATCCAAATAGAAGAGCTGAGAAGAGAAGAGTTATTGGAGAACTAAATAGAGGATACAACAAAGGTGGAAGAGTTGGCCTTAAAAAAGGTGGAGACAGTAATTGGATTCAAAAAGCTACTAAAGGTATGAGAAAAGATAAACCTTGTACTGGTAAGAAATTTGGTGGTGCTAGTTGCCCTCCAGGATCTAAAAGATATAACCTTGCAAAAACTTTTAAAAAGATGGCTAAGAAAAGGAAATCATAATGAAAAACGCATTTGGAAAATATTTAAATAAAGATGGCTATTTAAAAGGTGGCTTACATGTAAAAAATGCAGCACCTCGAAATACTACTATGAAAGAAGTTAAAACAAGTGCACCAGGAGTTGGTGTGCAAACACATGGTGGTAGAATGGGATCAGCTTTAAATACACAAAGACCTGATCAATCTAAATTCTTAAATGAAGATGGATATTTAAAGGGAGGAGTACCTATTAAAAATGGCTAAAAAAGATAAAGAACCTTTTTACAAAGGTGTAAATTTTTCTAAATTCACTAATAAAGATGGATATGCAAAAGGCGGAGTTGAATATACTGTGTCTGAAAAAATACCTCTAGAAGATCAAGTTGGTGGACAAAGAAGAATGCTAAAGGATAAGAAATCAAAGGTTAAGTGGTACTAATTTATGGCTTGGTTTAGCCTAGCTAAAATAGCATTACAAGCTGGCGGTAAAATTTACGCTAACAGACAAAAAGCAAAAGTTGCTATGTCTGATGCACAACTTTTACACGCAGAGCGTCAAGCTCGTGGTGAGGAAGCTTACCAAGGAAAATTATTAGAAGCCCGTCAATCAGACTACAAGGACGAATTTGTCCTTGTGATTATTTCGGCGCCCATAATTGTGTTAATGTGGGCAGTAATGTCGGACGATCCGGCAGCTATGGAGAAAGTAAAATTATTTTTTGACTATTTCCAGTCATTGCCGTCATGGTTTACAAATTTGTGGATTCTCGTCGTGGCGAGCATTTTTGGAATTAAGGGAACTCAAATTTTCAGAAACGGCGGAGGTAAAAAATAATGGCTAAAGATTGGATTAAAGGCGCAATTAAAAGACCGGGAGCATTTACAAAAAAAGCTAAGGCTGCAGGAATGTCTGTACCTAAGTATGCAAATAAAGTTTTAAAGAAAGGCAGTAAAGCTGATACTAGAACTAAAAAGCAAGCATCACTTGCAAAAACTTTAAGAAGTTTTCATGCAGGCGGTGGTTTGACTAAAGTATCTGGTTATAAACCAGTATTAGGAAACAATAAGTTTGGTTATCCTAGTGGTGGTATAAAAGTTAAAAAATAATGGACGGCGTACAATTAGTTTATAAACTAAAAAAACAAATTGAAGAAACACAGAAAGCTGTGCAAACCTATGTTCTAAATGGACAGGTTGACAATCACGAAAAATATCAGTATATGGTAGGACAACTTCGTGCATACGAAACAATTTTACAGGAAATCTCTACCCTGCTAACAAATAAGGAGCCAGAAGAAAATGAGTCAGGAACAATCATCGATATTAACACCAAAAAATGATCTAATTGGTGTAAAAAAAACCAAAAAAGTTACAAACGAATCATTTAAATTACCACAGCCTACAGGTTGGAGAATTTTAATTTTACCATTTAAAATGAATGATAAAACTAAAGGTGGGGTTTACTTAGGCGAATCTACTTTAGAAAAACAACAAGTAGGTTCACAATGTGGAAACGTCTTAGCAGTAGGACCCGATGCATATGGAGATAAAAAAAGATTTCCAGATGGGCCCTGGTGCAAAGTTGGAGACTGGGTAATGTTTGCACGTTACGCAGGATCTAGAATAAAAATAGAAGGTGGCGAAGTTCGTCTGCTAAACGACGATGAAATTTTAGCAACAATCAAGAATCCAGAGGATATCTTGCATGAATATTAATCATAGGAGAAACTTATGCCAGAAGACAAAGAAGATAAAGTAATAGACATCCCAACCGATGGTCCGGGAGCAGAAGTTACTTTACCAGAAGAACCCGTTAAAGAAGGAGCACAAATTGTTGATGTTCCTGCGGAAAAACCAGAAGGTGAAGTCGAAGTAAAAGACGAACCTAAAAAAGAAGAAGCTTCCAAAGAGCTTATTCAAGAACAGCCAAAACAAGAAACAGCTACAGAAGAAAAACCAAAACAAGAAACAGAATTAGAAGAGTATGGCGAAGGAGTTAAAAAACGAATCGCTAAACTTACTAAGCGTATGCGTGAATCAGAACGTCAAAGGGATGAAGCAACGCGATATGCTCAAAATGTTTTAAGAGAACAGAAAACTTTAAAAGAAAGACTAACTAAATTAGATACAGGTTATGTATCTGAAATGGAAAGTCGAATTACTTCCAGTCTTGATGCAGCTAAAAGCAAATTAAGAGATGCTAGAGATACGGGAAGTATTGATGCCGAAATTGAAGCACAAAAAGAAATTGCTAAATTAGGCTATGAAGAAGCAAGATTAGCTGAAATGAAACTTAATCAAGAAGCTAGATCTAAAGAGAAGAGTGAATTAATTAAACAACCAACAAATATTCAACAAGGGACTCCTCAACAACCAGTTCCAGATGCGAAAGCAACTGAATGGGCACAGAAAAACGCTTGGTTTGGTAAAGATAATGCCATGACTTATACAGCGTTTGATATGCACAAAAGATTGGTAGAAGAGGAAGGTTTTGACCCACAATCTGACGAATATTATGTGGAATTAGATAGAAGAATAAAGCTTGAATTTCCGCATAAATTTGGTAATACTACAGAACAATCGACGAGACCTACACAAACTGTAGCTTCTGCTACGCGAAACGTAAAAAGAGGTACTGGTCGCAAAACTGTGAAACTCACATCATCACAGGTAGCAATTGCTAAAAAATTAAATGTGCCACTTGAAGAGTATGCAAAACAATTAAACGTAGAGGAGTAATAAGCATATGACTAAATCTAAAACTGAAACTGAAAAAGTTACAGAGGAAGTTAAAAAAGACTCACGCGCGTCCGAGACAAGGGAAGCTACTAAGCGTCCCGTGGAATGGACTCCACCCTCATCTTTAGATGCACCACCTGCGCCGGATGGATTTCGACACAGATGGGTAAGAGCTGAAAGTTTGGGCTTTGACGATACTAAGAACATCGCTGGTAAATTAAGATCAGGATACGAATTAGTAATGGCTTCAGAGTATAAAAATTCAGGATACCCAATTGTAGAAGACGGCAAACATAAGGGAGTGATCGGAGTTGGAGGCCTTTTGCTGGCAAGGATACCGAATGAGATCGCCGAAGCACGTCAGAGGTACTATAGTGAAAAAGCTAAAGAACGAGACGATGCTGTCAAAAACGATTTACTGAAGGATCAGCACCCGAGCATGCCTATCAGTTATGATAGCCGCTCTAGCAAATCTTTCGGTGGTAAGTAAAAGTTTTTTAACAATTACTATCAACGAGAATTAAATTAATCGTGACTGGAGGTCCGCAAGGACAGGTCACACACGGAGGAAAACAAATATGGCTAATCAAGATGCCGCTTTCGGTCTAAGACCGTTAAAGTCAGTTGGTCAAGCAGATGATTCCACTGGAATGAGTTCTCACAAAATAGACGCTGGTGATGCTAGTGTTATATTTCAAGGTTCACCAGTTATCGCAGCAGCAGGATATGTAGATATCGCTACTGCCGGTGCTGTACCGAACATGGGAGCATTCTGGGGATGTTTCTACAACGACCCAACTACCCTAAAACCTACGTTTAAAAACTACTACCCTGGAGGAATTACACCTCCTAGTAGTGAAGACATTGAAGCTTTTGTCTATGACAACCCTAATCAAATGTTTGAAATTCAATCAGACAATGCAGGTGCGTCAGCTCAAGCTGATATATTTTCTAACGCTGATTTCACAGCATTCAGCGGAAGTACTTTAAACGGAGTGAGTAACACTGAACTAGATGACAGCACAATTGGTGCTGCTGGTGACGCTGCTGCTCAAATGTTAATTATCGGTGTTTCACGTGATCCGAAAAATAATGATTTAACTGCTGCCAATGTAAATTGGAGAGTTTTAATAAATCAACATATATTTGGACACGGTGCAGGCGCCGTAGGAGCGTAATAAGGAGAATAAATTATGGCAATATCACGACAACAACTCGTAAAAGAGCTTGAGCCAGGTTTAAACGCCTTGTTCGGCCTTGAGTATAAAAGATACGACCAGGAGCATAAAGAGATTTATACTACTGAGTCTTCTGACAGAGCTTTTGAAGAAGAAGTAATGTTATCTGGCTTTGCTAATGCATATGTTAAACCTGAGGGTTCAGCAGTTGCATACGACAATGCACAAGAAACATTTACTGCAAGATACACTAACGAAACAGTGGCTCTTGCATTCGCTTTAACTGAAGAAGCAATGGAAGATAACCTGTATGACAGACTTTCGTCTCGTTATACAAAAGCGCTAGCGAGATCTATGGCAAATGCTAAACAGATCAAAGCAGCTAACCCACTAAATCAAGGGTTGCCTACTACAGACAACTATGATTCTGGTGATGCAGTTTCTTTGTTCAACACAGCACACCCAACGATCGCTGGTTCTTTTCAAAACACATTAACGGTACAATCAGACCTTAACGAAACATCGTTAGAACAAGCAATGATCGACATTGCTGGTATGACTGATGAGAGAGGTCTTAAGA